CAGAGGTGTCCGCAGAGCAAATTGATACACATTATTACGTGTGGAATGAATCAGGTCAATCCTGGGATCTAACGGAGAAAAACGCTTAACGAATAATTTTATGCAGAAGGTGGTGCTGTCAGAGATTAGTTTAATTCACGGTGAAGTGAAAACACCAAAAGGATTTGAAATAGATCTTAAAGAACTAAAAAATAGTATTGTTAATTCTTTTATAAACGAAAACAGAGTTAGTAAAAATAAAAAAGACTATTCTTATAACGATTATAATGTTGATTTTTCATTACCGTTACAATGGTTGAAAGATTACATTAGAGATCATTTTAAAGCTGAATATCATCAGTCTTTAATACCTGTTCTTAATTTTGCAAACGTTTTAAAACCAAAAGAAAAATCATTTAATAGAAATAATGCAGATCCTGTAGATTTAAGAAATGCTGCAGATTACACTTGTGTTTTTGGTGTGGATGTTAATGGAGATTGTGATTTAGTTATAGAGTATGCCGAAAATAGAAGAGCAGGTAGAACTTGGCACATCCCAATAAAAAATAATAAGTATTATATATTTCCCTCAACACAGAGATATTTTTTCACAGATAATAAATCTGATAAATTAAATACAATACTAACAATGACTTATAACTACTTATGAACCTAAATAATTACTTTTGGTATTTTCAATCTGCTATTCCTGAAAGAATATGTGACTTAATTGTTAAACACGGAAAATCAGAAAAACAGAAAGAGCATATGGCCATTACAGGTGGTTATGGCAGAGATAGAGATTTAAACAAAGAACCACTTACAAAAGAAGAAATAAAAGATTTACAGAAAAAAAGAGACTCCAATATAATTTGGATGAGTGATCATTGGATTTATAAAGAAATACAACCTTATGTGCATGAAGCTAATAAAAATGCAGGTTGGAATTATGAATGGGATTGGTCAGAAAACTGTCAATTTACAATATATAAAAAGGGTCAGTATTATGATTGGCATTGTGATAGTTGGGAGAATCCTTATGTAAGTAAAGATCAATCAAATGGTAAAATAAGAAAATTATCTGTTACAGTAAGTTTAACAGATCCAAAAGAATATAAAGGTGGTGAATTAGAGTTTGATTTTAGGAATCACGATCCTGATAAAAAACCTAACATTAGGACATGTACTGAAATATTACCAAAAGGCTCGTTGGTAGTTTTCCCATCTTTTGTATGGCATCGAGTCAAACCAGTAACGAAAGGAATAAGGCATAGCTTAGTAATATGGAATCTTGGCTATCCTTTTAAATAATATGATACAAGGCGGAAGTAACAAACCAAAAAACCATGTAGATTTTAAATCTGCATTTTATTTTCAAACACCTGTTTGGATTGCAGAGGCTCCAATGTTTTTGAAAAACTCAATTAAAGTAACAGATAAATATATAAAGAAAGCAGAAAAAATTTTAAAAGATAAATTAAAAAATGAACCTAAATGGAAAAAAGATATAGGAACATTTGGTTTATCTAAACATAGTGAGAGTTTTTCAGACGATCCTAAAATTCAAGATTTAGTTCAATTTATAGGGCAAAGGTCTTATGAGTTTTTAGATTGGCAAGGATTTAGTTTAAAAGACCACAGCTTACATTTTACAGAATTTTGGGTGCAAGAGTTTAGTGAAAAAGGTGGTGGTCATCATGATACTCATGTGCATTGGAATCAACACGTATCAGGATTTTATTTTTTAAAATGCAGTGAGAAAACATCCTACCCTATTTTTCATGACCCAAGACCTGGCGCAGAGATGACAAAACTATTTATGAAAGATCCACCAAAGATTACAATGGCTACTAATCAAGTTCACTATAGACCAAAACCAGGAACTATGATTATTTTTCCGGGTTACGTTCCTCATCAATTTGCAGTGGATCCGGGACTAGAGCCTTTTAGATTTATACATTTTAATATCAAGGCTGTTGAGACAACAATATCAAAAGAAAGGAGTTTAAATGAGCTTCAAAAAAAATAAATACTGTGTAATTAAAGAGGCAGTGCCAAAACAAATAGCAGAATTTGTTTACAATTATTTTTTATTGAAAAGACAAGTTTCAAGAATTTTGTTTGATAAAAAATACATATCCACTTTTACAGAAGAATGGGGAACGTGGGAAGACCAACAAGTTCCAAACACATATTCTCATTACGCAGATATAGCTATGGAAACCTTATTATTAAGAACGTTGCCTGTTATGGAGAAGAAAACAGGGCTTAAATTATATCCTACTTATTCTTATGCTAGAATATACAAACCTGGTGATGTCTTAAAGAGACACAAAGATAGATTTAGTTGTGAAATATCTACAACATTAAATTTAGGTGGTGATCCTTGGCCTATACATTTAGAGCCAAAGAAAAATGTTGGCATACCTGATGGTAAGAAGATAA